TCCGTAACCTTACTGCTACAGGCGCTGTGACTGCTGGTAGTTTCGTAATTGGCTCCGCTGACATCAGCGAAGCTGAGCTTGAGACTATTGACGGTGTTACTGCTGGTACAGTTGCTGCTTCTAAAGCAGTTGTTGTTGATAGCAACAAGGACATTTCTAGCTTCCGTCACCTCACCGCCGCAGGCGCTGTGACTGCTGGTACTTCGTTCATCATCGGTTCTGCCGATCTTAACGAGACCGACATGGAGAAGCTCGATGGTATCACTGACGGTACTGGTGCTGCAAACAAGGCTCTCGTCCTCGACGGTAGCCGCAACGTTGGCAACATCAACATGCTTACCGCTTCTTACGCTCGCATTGGCGAGCTTGACGTTGACTTGATTAACACAATTAACAAGACCGAGACTACTCTCGAAATCCTTGACAAACTTATTATTGTTGCTTCCGGTTCCAACGCTGCTAACTCTGATGCTGCTGGACTTCAGTTCGGTTCCATTTCTGGAACAGACAACGTTGCTTCGTTACTTTACGACAACGCCAACTCCGCTATCGACTTTAACATCGGTGGCACAACAGAGGTTCGTCTTGCTGACGGTGTATTCCGTCCTGAGACAGACAACGATGTTGACCTTGGTGCTTCTGGTGCTGAGTTCAAAGATCTTTACATTGACGGTGTTGCTTATGTTGATACTCTCAACGCAGACGCTCTTGGTGCAAACCTTGACCACGCTAACTACAACTCGACAAATGTTGATATCGACTCCGGTGCAATTGACGGCACTATTATCGGTGCAGCTTCCGCTGCTGCCGCTACGGTCACTACTTTATCTTTGACAGAAATGGGTGCTAACTGGACTAACGCCAGCCGCACTGTTGCTGACATGGGTGTAGTAACAACAATGGACCTCAATGGTGGTTCGATTGACGGTACTACAATTGGTGCGGCTTCCGCAACAACAGGTGTTTTCACAACACTTACCGCCAACACATCCGTGCTTCCAGACTCTTCTGGTGGTGCTGACCTTGGTTCTACATCTGCTGAATGGGGTGACCTCTTCATTGCTGATGACAAGAAGATCCAACTTGGTTCTGGTCAAGACTTCACAATGGAGTATGACGAGGATGGTGACGACGTAGCTCAGTTCGCTGGTGCTAACATGCGTCTTGGTCACGGTGCAGCCACAGAACTTCAGTTCCGTGACTCTGCTCTCAAGGTTTACTCTTCGGCTGACGGTCAACTTGACCTTGAAGCTGATACTGAGCTTGAGATCACTGCTCCAACATTGGACGTTGACGCTTCTACTGCTGTTGCAATTACTTCGCCTAGCGTTGTAGTCGACAGCGGCACAAGTGACAAGCCAGTTCTTGAAATCAAGAACACTAACGCCGATGCTAACCCGGGAACTTTGAAGTTCAACAAGGACAGCGCATCTCCAGCAGATAACGATGAACTTGGTGAGATCGAATTCTACGGTGATGACGATGGTGGTACTGCCACTATGTTCGCTAAGATGGTAGTTTCTTCCACTGACGTTTCTAACGGTTCAGAGGACGGCGAAATTGCTTTCAAGATCCGCGCAGCAGGCGCAATCAAAGAGATTTCCATGGGTGGAGGCGCAGGTCTCACACTTCCAAACGACAGCACTTACGGTGTTGTTAAGGCTCACTCTTTGGTAACATATTCTGACGAAACCCTTAAGACTAATATCCAACCTCTTGACTCTGCTCTTGAGATGGTTAGCAAGTTGCAAGGTGTATCCTACGACTGGAAGTCTGATGGCTCCTCGGACGTTGGTTTCATCGCTCAGGATGTTCAAAAGGTTATCCCACAGGTTGTCTACGGCAACACTGAGGGTGATTACGCTCTTGACTACTCTAAAATGACTTCGATTCTTGTCGAAGCTATGAAAGAGCAACAAGCACAAATCAACGATCTTAAAGCCCAATTGGACAAGTAAGATTGTATAAAATAGTCGTTTAGTTTCGATTAATCGATAAGAGATGCCCCGTTCAGGTTTCGACTTGGGCGGGGCATCTTGCTTTTAACAAAATCATAATTATACTATATAATAATATACGATGAAGAAACACGACGATCCAAACTACATTGCAAAGGTTGAAAAAGCCATCGCACAGAAATACGGCCAAGAAACTATCCAACATCCGCGCTCTGATTGGTCAGACGAAAAAGAGAAGGATTATTTAGAACAGCTTAAAAGATTGGCCGAGAAAGAAACTAAGAGTGCAGACAAAACTGAAAAGGTTGAAAAGTCCGGGTTTTTAATCAGTAAAAAACTACTTAATAAAAGAAGTGAAAGGGGTTGTCCCGTTTGTGGAATATACTCTTTTGATACAAAAGACGATCTTTACATGAACAAATATGAATGTTGTTGGGAATGCTACATTCAATATGTTGATGGTAGAGAGGAAAGATGGAAAACTGGCTGGAGACCAAATAATGAAAATCACAAAAGCGAGACTTAAGGAACTTATCACAGAGGAAGTTAGATCAATTCAGGGACAAAACCTCTCTAATGAAGCTGCATATGCTGATATTTTAAATCATATCACACCAATCATCCGTCAGGCCCTAGGTCCAAATGCTAATCTTTATAAGGTTTTGACTGGTATGGCTGAGATGTATGCCAGAGAAGAATGGAGCCCCGATTCTATTAATGAAGATGGGCACGTTGACGTATCGTCTGCTCGCAGAAAGTTAAAGACCTCTATCGAAGACGCAATGCAGATTTTGCAAGCTCTTGAGGCAATGCCAGAGGAAGGCGATCTACCTAGCTGGTGGATGAGCAAGCTTACGTTATCAGCAGACTATCTTAATAAAACAAGAGATTACTTATTGGTTCAGGAAGGCAAAGAAAACGAAAACAACCCATGGGCAATCTGCACAGCTTCAGTCGGAAGAGAAGACGAAGGCAAGTATGAGAGTTGTGTGAAGAGTGTTAAGAAACAAAACAAGAAGAAATAAACTTAGTGTTTGCGAAAGCACAAAACTATTTATTAGGCAACATTTCTAGGAGAATTTAAATGGCAACAGTAATGGACATTATTAAAGGTATTTCACAGGCCGCCGCAAACGCTTACGACGGTGCCCACGATGCAAGAGCCGCATCTGACGGCGAAGCACGAACAGCAGGTCTCAAAAGAGAGCAGGGTGACATGAATATCGAAGCGAGAGTTATGGACGCATTTAACGTAAGATTCCATGGTGACCGCCTTTCTGTTCATTATCATGGTGGCTGTAGGTTAAAAGAAACTCACGACCGAAGTACATTCGAGAATGAGATTAACCAGCATCTTGCAGATGTTGTTAAATATCTTAAGAAAGAATACAAAAAGATCACAGGCGATACTCTGACCCTCACACAGGAAGGTGACTCGGATATCTTGGTTCAATACATTAGTCGCATCCGTTGCGATGTTCAGGCTACACAAATGTATAAGATTGGTGGAATGGATGGTGTCGTTGACGCAAAAGATTCTTCTGAAGATCGTCTTGATGATGCAATTAAAAATTGGTTGAAACTCGGCAAGGGTGGGTAAGAAGGTGAATGGGACACCAACTCACAAAGAAAGAGATCACAAGAGAAATTCTCAAGTGTGGTAAAGACCCCGTTTATTTCATCAACAACTATGCTAAGATTTCCCACCCGATGCACGGGTTGGTACCTTTTAAGCTTTATGATTATCAAGCTGATTTAGTCGAGGACTTTAACGACTATCGTTTTAATATTATCCTTAAAGCTCGACAACTCGGTATCTCGACAGTGACTGCGGCATACATTGCATGGATGATGATCTTTCACCGAGATAAGAACATTCTTGTTATGGCAACGAAGTTTGGAACAGCAGGAAACTTAGTTAAGAAAGTAAAGGCTATTGTTAAGCATCTGCCACCATGGATTCGAATATCAAATGTTTCTATTGATAACAGAACTTCTTTCGAACTCTCCAATGGATCTCAGATTAAAGCATCTTCAACTTCTGGTGACGCAGGTCGTTCGGAAGCCCTGTCACTTCTTGTAATTGACGAGGCCGCACATGTTGACGGTCTAGACGAGTTGTGGACAGGGCTTTATCCTACATTGTCCACAGGTGGTCGCTGCATCGCACTTTCAACACCAAACGGTGTCGGAAACTGGTTTCACAAAAGCTATACAGATTCAGCGATTCAACAAAACGACTTTCATCCAACAGAATTAATGTGGGATGTACATCCGGAACGCGATCAAGAATGGTTTGAGCATGAAACAAGAAATATGTCGCGACGACAGATCGCACAGGAGCTTGAATGTAATTTCAATACTTCTGGTGAGACAGTCGTTCACCCGGACGATATCGCATATATGCTAGAACAAACTTGCGAACCAAAATATAGAACTGGATTCGACAGAAATTTTTGGATTTGGGAAAGCTATCTTCCCGAATGCACTTATTTGATCTCGGCAGACGTCGCAAGGGGCGACGGCAAAGACTATTCTGTCTTTCACGTTTTCAATTTAGATACAATGGAGATTATCGCAGAGTATCAAGGAAAGGTCACTCCAGATGTTTTCTCTCAGATCCTTGCAGACGCTGGAAAAGAGTATGGTGATTGTCTGGTTGTGGTAGAAAACAACACTGTTGGCTTTGCAGTATTAGATAAATTAAAAGAGAAGGGGTATCCAAATGTTTACCATTCTATTAAATCAAGTCACGAGCAGATTGATCAAGTTCAAGCAGAATTTAACAACTCTGCCGTTGCAGGATTTACCACGTCTTTAAAGACACGACCAATGATTGTTGCGAAAATGGAAGAGTTTGTAAGAAATAAACTAGTTAAGGTGTATTCATCCAGACTTTTAAATGAATTTAAGACTTTCATTTGGAACAACGGTCGCCCACAAGCTATGCGCAGTTATCATGATGATTTAATCATGGCTTTTGCAATTGGATGTTGGGTAAAGGATACAGCATTTGCTGAGGCCCAACGAGACGTGCAATATCAAAAAGCCATCTTAAATTCTATGAAGAAAAGTGATAGTATTATGAATACAACCATATCCGGAATGCAAGGGTACAGACCTACAAACAGTTCGGAGAAAGCAAAAAAAGAAGCTGAAAAGAATAAAGACTTTATGTGGCTCTTTAAAGGATAAAACAAATGGCAGGTAGATACGGAAAAACTAACAACCCTCGGAACACAGATTCTAGATTATTTAAACAATTGACTAGATTGTTTTCTGGACCTATTGTAAATTACAGAAGGCAGATTCCGAGAAAGAACAAAAGACGTCACTTAGACAAACATCAGTTTAAGTCAGCGTCCGGAAAGCAATTTAAAAAGGTCGCCTACGATCCGTTTGAGAATTTATCTTCAATGCTCCTTCAGAATCAGGGCCGCGTTGAGAGATACGGCGACTTTGATCAAATGGAATATGAACCAATCATCGCATCAGCTTTAGATATTTATGCAGACGAGATGACAACTTCTTCTGATTTACAGCCTTTGCTTTCGATTAAGTGCCCGAATGAAGAGATTAAGGCGATCTTGAGTACATTATATCATCAAGTTTTGAATCTTGAGTTCAATCTTTTTGGATGGTGTCGTTCGATGTGCAAGTATGGAGACTTATTTCTTTATTTAGATATCGATGAATCAATGGGGATTCAAAATGTAATCGGTTTACCTTCTCATGAGGTTGAGAGATTAGAAGGCGAAGACAAGACAAATCCAAATTATGTTCAATATCAGTGGAACACTGGTGGTTTAACTTTTGAAAACTGGCAGGTTGGCCATTTTCGTATTCTTGGAAACGACAAGTATGCCCCTTACGGAACCTCTGTCTTAGAAGCTTCTCGTCGTATCTTTAGGCAGCTTACTTTGTTAGAAGACGCTGTTATGGCCTATCGTATTGTTCGCTCACCAGAACGTCGCGTGTTTTATATTGACGTCGGCGGTGTTGCACCAGAAGATGTGGAACAATATATGCAGAAGGTTATGACGCAAATGAAGCGAAATCAGATCGTTGACTCAACAACAGGTCGAGTCGACCTTCGTTACAATCCTTTAAGCATTGAGGAAGACTACTTTGTTCCAACAAGGGGGAACACGTCTTCTAGAATTGAGAATCTCCCCGGTGGAGCATACTCCGGAGATATTGACGATGTTAAATATTTAAAGGACAAGCTTTTTGCAGCACTCAAAGTACCTCAGGCTTATTTGTTTAGAGGCGAAGGTGCAGAAGAGGACAAAGCGACTCTTGCACAGAAAGATATTCGTTTTGCAAGAACAATTCAGAGATTGCAAAGAGCGATTGTTGCAG